AATCCAACAACATAAGACTTAGCAGAACTTCCAAAAGCGGAAGTCTCGGCTGTGTCTACTGATTGTGGGAATGAAACATCTGTAAGGGTGTCGCTGATGCTGGTAAGGGTTCCACCTGAGTTGTCTACTTTGAATACGGTGGATTTACCATGTCTAAATGTTGGCATTGTTTTTACCTCCTAGTAAAAGCCACCACGGGGGTAGCCGAGCCTGATGAACCTGCGACTGTGTAATTCACTCGTAGGTATCTATTGATTGTTGTACCACTAGCAACCTCAACTCTTTCTGAAGTTGTAGTTGTAGTGCCGACCACGGTAAAAGTAACCAAGTCAGCAAAAGTTGAGTTATCGGCTGAGTGTTGGATTTTTACTGTGATATTTCCATTGCGGGTGTTTACTGGAACTGACAAGAAACCTGCTCCACCATTTGTGGTAGAGGCTCCGTTATCTACGCCCGTTCCGTTTCCAGTCGTTGTTACAGCCGAGCCTGAAGAAAGAATTCTCCCGTGCTCAACGGCATCTGTTGATTGGAATTCTGCACTTGCTTGAACGATGTCTGCGATGGCACTTGAGACCTCGTAGGATGTATCGTCAGCAATTAACATAATTGCTCCTGCGCCATTTGAATGACCCTCGGGAGCAACAATTACTTGAGTCTTGGTTGCATTACCAAGAGCATCTTCAAAAAATTCATCTGTACCTGTGGAAGCAGTTGCCTCAAACATTCCTGAAAGAGATACTGTTCCATCACGATGACCTACAACATAGGTCTTGGCGCTTGTTCCGAAAGCGCTAGTTTCAGCGGTATCGATACTTGTTGAAGCGCTGACATCATTAAAATAAGTAGAAAAATCAAATTCATCAAGAAAGACATTGACATTTTTACCGTGGCGAAAAGTAGGCATTATTTCTCCTCAACTGGGCGTTGATGTGGGGTGCCGTCTTGGACAAAACCATCGCCATCAATATCTTCGGCGTTAGGGTCAAAACCTTCTTCAACGATTGGTTCTTCAACCTTCTCGGCTACTGGTTCGACTTTAGGTTCTTCTACAACTGGCTCTTGTGATTTCTTAGTTGGCTTATCAGCATCTTCAATAATTCCTGATTCCAAAAGCCATTTGACCGAGGTTGCAGGTAAGTCATCTACGACTTTGCCAGCCTCGGCTCTTTTGTTTGGTGGGTAATCAATACCTTGTAAGACTCTGTAACGAGCCATTCAAACCTCCTCCGTGACGGCACATAGAAAACCCGAGTGACCGTCAGGTCACTCGGACACGGAAGAGACGAAAAACTCAGGCGACTAAGCGCACATTGGATTCAGTATAGCGTATTGATTTTTTAAGAATTAAGTCTTCTTAATCTTTCTTCTTGAATCATACCTAGAGTTAAAAAATATCCGATGCCATCTACTACGGTGTCGGGCTTAGATTGATTGACCTCACGGGCTACCTTCATTCCAACCATGCAAAGGGCAACTTGTTCGGCAGAAACCTCACAGCCGAGGATTACAGACCATATCTTTGAGGCACGGGTAAAGTTATCAAGCGGATGCCCGTAGGCTTCCTGTCGGTCTCCTGAGACCAATTCTGCGGCGTATGCGGCTATATCTCTTGGGTCGTTCATAATAGTTGGATGTCCGACACTCCCTGACTGCTCACAACAAAGGTCAGAACTCCCACATCCGCAATCTCCCCCGTTGATTGTCTCCACCACACGCTTCCTCCGTCGAGGGCTGGTGCTTGTAGCCATTTGACTCCTCCCCAATCTGATAGACGAAATGAATGATAATGCCCCGTTACTAAAATGTCACAGTCGCCTATTTTTTGACGACCTAGTGTTTGGTCAGCAATCCATCGACGCAATTTGGCTTCAGGGCTTCCTGCGCTTCGGGCTAGATGACCGTGGGTAATTCCAATAATCTTTCCTTGGACTTCGATAGTTAAACTCAACTCATCTGTTGGAATTGCAAACCGAATATGACCGTAGGCTTCAGGGTTGGCTTGGAAAATTTCGGCAACTGACTCAACTAGGGCTACATCATCATTGTCATTCAAAGTAGTAAAGGCTTTGCCATTTTTTCGGTTTTCTCCATGGTTTCCACCAATAGCGGCGACTGTAATATCAGGAACAACCTTTGACCATCGTATAAGAGCATCTCTTAAAAGACGACGAGCAATCTTTACTTGGTCTCTTCTATCAACTTCAACCGTAAAAGTTTGGATGTCATAGTGACCATCGCATCCTTCAACTAAATCACCGAGGCATAGAACTGTGATTGAATCTATGGGACGACCAATTTTCTTTAACTCTTTAATTCTAAACTCAACATCATCAATAGCCTGAAGCCATCGACCAACTAAACCTTTAAGACCATCGCCATCTCGTTTACCAGTTTGCCAGTCAGAGGCACAAACTACTAAAGAGGCACCACCGACCATTGGCTTACGCTCACGGGGTTTATGTTTTTTAATCTCTTGGATAAGGGCTTCAATATCAGCAAACTCTTGTTTGCCTTTGCGAACTACTTTGCCTTTCCATTGGCGATTTAGAATTCCTAAAGTATCGCCCCACACATTGAAAAGAACTGGTTCTACTACTTGGAAATGTTCAGGGTCAAGACCCCACATTCGTAGAACTCCTGACCAATCGGGCGCATTATCGCCCTCCATTGGTTGAGTTGTGACTGTTCCTTCTTCACCTTGCCAAGTAACCCCAGGCAACCACTCCGCTTGTCTTTGACGAGGTTCAGTCTTTTGAACTGAATTCATCTCGGATGTCTTGAGTAAATTATCTAAGGCATCATCAATGTTCATTTATTGTTTATCACCGAATTTGGAATACGACACTTGCAACCTTCCTTGCCTAACAATCTACGGCGGTGTCGGCGAAGTACATCGGAAGATGATACTACAAGTCCGTAAGAACGCATAACATCTGCTAAAGAAGAAGATAAAACTTTTTCATTTACAAATATCTCGTTTAATTTGTTTTTTAATGGTTCATCTAAAGCATCAACCATCAATCCAATAGAACAACCATTTAAGGTACGACCTGCATCAATTAAAGAATCTAATTCAGATAAAAATTTATCCTGATTTATTTTTAGATTTGCAACGGGGGCACCTAATACTCCACGGGCGGGTTGCGCTTTCGAAGAGGAGCCTGTCACATTTCCAACATCTTTGGAACTCATCGGTTGTTGCGTTTCTGCCATAAGGGTCTGCCACTCTCTCTATCGGAGCCTGTGGCTCCTCGTTTACATTCGTACTAGACATCGGAAATTCACCGAAACTAGAGGACGATACTTCGGGTCTACTCCTAACAAGTTTACTGAACCCATCGGTTCAATCCTCATAATATGCACCCCTGAGACGGTTCTTTCAAGCACCGACGCAAGTAAAATGCGAATCGTGTCGGCTTTATCTCTAGCGGTAGGGTAATCCTCACGACTCGCCCGAGCGATAATTTGAAGCATTGGGTAATCAATTTGAATACCGCCTGAACCCATAGTAAATGTTGGGGAACTTCCAGCATTTTCATACACGGCTACGCAAGCATCGGGTGTTTCAGGAAGGGTTCCAAGAAAAATAGATGTGCCAAGGGTGCCTTGAGAAGCATGAGCGCCGAAAGCGCTTGCTGTGTTTTGTAGGTAATCTCCTACTGATTCAAGAATAGTTGGCATTAGCCCCTATGACCTTTCTCTATGATGTCGATAATTCTACCCTTTATGTTTTCTTGGATAGTGGACATCGCTTCCATGACTGGTTGCTCGAGGTATTTAGCCTGTGTCGGTGGGTTGTGATAGTTGCCGATAATCTCATGGACATAGAGTGCATAAGGAGCGGCGGGACCACCATAGAAAATATCTACAAAATAGCCTTGGCTTCCCATTTGTGGAGCAGATACACCACCTGAACCACGAAGAACTCCAGTATCAACTGGTACTAAAACCTGTGATTTAGCAAAAATTATATTGGCTTCTTCCCAAATTGCTTGGGCTATTGCTTGAGGGGTATTTTCTTTTCCAGCCTCTAAAGCATTGACTAACTCTTTGTCGCCAAATAAGTCGAGTCTAAAAGACGACTTTGCCATATCTACCGTCCAAATCTGATGACGGTGTGATGCGCTCCGTTTTCGTCTGCGATGTTATCAACTGCATTGATTGTAAAGGTGTCCGCCCCGACGACCATCCTATGACCTACCGTTATTGAGGTAGCGGGACCATAGGTGATGAATCGTCCAATATCTACAACTTCAACTCCTTGAACATCTTTAGATTTAACTGTGTCATAAATTAGGCGACCTGTAACAGTCACATTTGTATTGGAAGCACCAAAGGTAGGTTTGTTGTACTTATCAACAGACGCTTTGGGTGTAAAAACTACCGAGTCGGTCATGAACTCGGCTACCTTTGGATATATCGCATCCATAAGTAATCCTATTCAGGAACTCGTTGTTCGTAATTACTATTTGGATTATCTGTAATACCAACATAAAAATCGGTATTGTAATCGTCAATACTTCTATCATCTGTGGACTTAAGGCTTTCAGAGTTAGCCCATGGACTAGGAGGAGATTTACGCATTTGACGGCGCAATAAACTCTCAGCCAATTCTTTATAGTGAGTTACCTTTGATGAGTAAGACTCAGATACAGAAATGTCGCCAACGCTCTTTGAACTACTATCTGCCAAACGGCTAAAGCGAGCAATGAGGATTTCAGCACACTCTCTAGCGGCGTTATATGCGTCGCCACCCCACTCAGTAATTACATAATTTAATTCTTCATCGCTAAAAAGTGCATCCGTAGAATCTGTATCGTTGAGGAGAAAACGAACATAGTTACGGGTTGAGGTACTTGGGTCACCCGAATAGGTAAAAGTCATTACATGCCACCTAGCATTAGAACAGATGTTCGTACAAAGTTTTGGTTGGCAAGAATGTCTGACTCATTAGGAAGAGTAACTGTTACATCTGAAGTTGGTTCTCCAGCAGATAAAGTTAATTCATAAGCATCGGCTGTTGTACCCTCAAAAACGATTGCATCGTTAAAGGCAATTTGCAAACCTGATTGCTGACCAGTAAAAGTAGCATTGTTAATTGTTGCGCTATTGATAGTTGGTGAGGTTAAGGTCTTATTAGTTAGTGTATCTGTTGTATTATTTCCAACAAGAGTAGTGGTCGCATCAGGAAGAGTTACGGTTCTATCTGCTGTTGGGTCGGCAACTGTTACGGTTGTTTCAAAACCATCATTTGTTGCACCTTCAAAAATAATTGTATTGCCAGCACCAAGAGTTACTGAAGAGGTAAAAGATGGAGAAGCGGCAAGGATGTAGTTATCTAACTCGGTATCTACATCTGTGGCTAGATTAAGGATGTCTGTATGAACGGCAGGGTTATCACCCGCGGTTGGGTATCTTAAACCTTTAGTTGTTGTACCTGCCATGATTTACTCCTTAGTTATTCTTGTTCTACCCAAGCGAGGGTATCTTCGTCCCATGTAAATCTTTTGCCTTCTTCAACTGGCATAGGAGTTGGCGCTTCCCAAAGATAGGTCTCCGCGTTCTTTGTCCAAGACGGATATGGCTGAGGAGCGGCAAAGCCGATTCCATCAAATGTATATCCGATACCTGCATAATTTTTGTGGATAGGGAACTTACCGCCTGAATGAACTCCACCAAAAGTGTTGTAAGAGGTTTGAACCCACTCACCACCTAGATTTTGTTCACACCAATCGGGACCATCGGCAACAATTACTTGCGTAACAATTCCGTTTTCTACTTTCGCATAGTGACCCATTATTATTCCTTTTCTTCTCCGTAGAGAGGTTGTGTATTGACTAATTTTACATCACGCTTTGTGACAATACCGCCTTGGTCATCAAGTTGTTTTTTAGCAGTTATTTCATCATCGGCGATAACATGAACTAACATTATTACTTCATAACTAAAACATTGTTTTACTTTAGTTTCTTTAATCTTGCTTACATTATCTTTAGCCATTTTGACCTCTCATTAGATTGCGTACCTGACTATAACAATACCTGAACCGCCATTTGCGCCATTTCTGTCTGTGCTAACTGTTCCACCAGCACCACCTCCGCCACCGCCTGTGTTTGCGGTTCCAGCCGTAGGAATACCTGTAAAACTTCCAGTTCCACCAGTACCGCCACCACCAGTTCCACCAGCACCACCTACGCCACCAGTAAAGTAAACGCTACCGCCACCGCCACCTGCATAAGTTACAGATAAACCAGTAATAGATACCGCTACACCTGCACCACCAGCACCACCATCTGTTGCTCCAACGCTTGGAGCGATTGCTCCAGCGCCACCACCACCGCCACCGCCATAATTAGCGGTTATGCGACTAGCCGCACCTGCAAAACCTTGGTTAGTATCACCAGTACCACCAGCGTTAGGAGAACCATAACCTCCACCAGTTCCTCCACCACCGCTTCCACCATTACCGCCAGTAAGTGAACCACCACTTCCACCGCCTCCACCACCATTAGAGGTAATGGTTGAAAATACTGAGTTAGAACCAGTATCACCTTTATTAGAAACATTGTTAGAACCAGCACCACCAGCACCGACTGTAACTGTGTATGCCTGAGCAGTTAAAGAAAGTGCAGATTCTAAAGTTCCTCCGCCACCTGTTGCAGTAACAGTTGAACGCAAACCACCTGCTCCTCCGCCACCACCCATTGAAGAACTTGATTGACTATAACCACCACCTCCGCCACCAGCAACTACTAAGTAGTCAGCAGTTAAAGATTGATTTGGAGTAAATGTTCCCGATGAAGTAAAAGTATGAATCATATAAGTTCCATCAGAAGTAATAGTTCCACCAGTTGCTTTGGCTGATGGATTACCTGTATAAAAAATACCTGAAGAATTAAATGTATAAACTGTATAAGAACCTGATGTAGTTTGAGTACCACCAAGAAATGTTCCTGCTGATGTTAAAGCGCGAAGGATTACAACGCCTGAACCACCTGCTCCTCCAGCATTATAGGTAATACCGCCAAGATTCGTACCACCACCGCCACCGCCGCCAGTATTTACTGTACCGCTACTTGCAAAAGTTGAAACATTGCCCCCATTACCACCACCGCCTGTACCGCCAGTAGATACACCGCCTGAACAACGAAAAGCATCTAAACCTCCACCGCCACCGCCTGCGTAAGTAACTGATGAACCAGTAATAGAAGTTGCTACTCCATTACCGCCATTACCACCAGCAGTAGCCGTTGCGTTACTACCAACTGCACCTGCGCCTCCACCACCGCCTGAGTTGTAACCATTATTAGAACCCTCACCACCTGAACCAACTCGCCCTGTACCACCGTTATTTCCTTGACCTGAAGTTCCTAATCCACCCGCAGTTGAATCTTGACGACCACCACCGCCTGAACCGCCATCAATAGAAGAGCCTGCGTCTGCAAACTTACCCGCACCACCACCTATTGAAGTTACTGTTGAAAAAATAGAATTGGAACCTTTGAAACCACCGTTACTCCCACCATTTGCACGCGCACCAACGCCACCAGCGCCAACGGTTACTGTATAAGAAGTATTAAGGTTTATTGATAAAGCAGTTTCTAATGTACCACCGCCACCTGTTGCTGTAACGCTTGAACGCAATCCTCCAGCACCACCGCCACCACCTGAGTCACTTCCACCAGCACCGCCACCGCCAGCAACTACAAGAAAATCAACGGGAAAACTAGAATCAAACGCTCCTCTTGCACCAGTCAAAGTTATATTTCCAGTTGTCAAAGCAGAGACTTGAGACCCAGGAATCATTATGCGTTGTAGTCCTAGATGTGTTGTCATTTACTCACCTACCAAATCTGAAAATAGAGTTTCTTTATTCATAAAGTATTTCATTAGATGGCGTACCTGACTATGACAATTCCTGAACCGCCGTTACCACCATTTGTTTGAGCGCCAGCACCTCCACCACCCATACCCCCACCGCCACCGCCTGTATTGGCGGTTCCTGCTACCGCATCAGACGGGAAGTTGTTACCTCCAGCACCACCACCGCCTAATCCACCACTTCCAGCCGTAGTCACACCGCCACCGCCACCACCGCCAGCATAGTAATAAGTTCCGCTAGATAATTGACCTGTTCCTGTGGCAGAACCCCAAGATGAATAAGTTGATGAACCTACGCCACCATTACCGCCACCGCCATTTGGAGCAGTTGCGCCAGCACCACCAGCACCACCACCACCGCCACCGCGATAGGAAAGAGCGCCATTACCATAGGCTTTTCCAGCACCACCATTGTTACCTTGTGAGCCTGTGCCACCTGTACCTTCGAATGAAGCGTTAGTTCCTGCGCCACCGCCTCCACCCGAACCGCCGTCAGCACCATTTCGAGTTGCTTGTACATTGCTTGAGTCATAGTAGCGACCACCGCCACCGCCCCCAGTTCCAGCAGTTAAAGCACCAAACTGTGAATTAGAACCACTTTCACCCTTACCTGCACCTGCCGCGTTGCCACCACCATTAGGTAAAAGTGTACCTGCTCCACCTGCTCCGACTGTAATTGTATAACCAGTAGCAGTTAAAGATTGAGAAGTATGAGCAATTAGACCACCCGCTCCACCACCACCACCATAAGCCGCACCGCCAGCACCACCACCTGCGATAACTAAAATATCTGCGGTAATACTTTGTGTAGGGGTAAATGTTCCTGAACCTGTAAATGTGTGATACCAATAAGTTCCGTCAGTATTTACTGTTCCACCTGTTGCTTTAGCAACATAAGAAAGTGTTGTATTGAATGTTCCTGATGATGTGAAATCGTGAATAAAATATCCGCCGTTTGATGTAATGCTATTTCCACCTGACGCTTTTTGAGTAGCAGATAAATAACGAAGTATCACCCGACCTGAACCACCTAAACCACCTGTACCTGTTGGTAACGCAGACTCACCTGACGACCCACCGCCACCGCCACCTAAATTGGCTGTGCCATTAACTCCGTTTTTATATGGCGAATCACCACTACCACCTGCTCCGCCACCACCAGTTCCACCAATAGTTACATTTCCTGAACCATAGTTTCCACCGCCACCGCCACCTGCGTAGGTAACAGATGAACCAGTAATAGATACTGCTACTCCATTACCGCCATCTCCGTCAGTTCCGCCCGAACCGCCATTTTGACCTACTGCTCCTGCGCCACCACCGCCACCGCCGCATTGTGGGCTAGCACCAAAACCAGTTCCACCACCAAAACCTTGACCTGAAGTTCCGCTTGTTCCAGCGTTATTAACACTATTGTTACCGCCACCACCACCACCACCGCTACCAAAAGTTCCTGCTGGTGTAGCGGTTTCATAGTTACCACCTATACCACCACCATTTGATGTGACAGTAGTAATACCGCTACCTGAAACAGATGAATTTCCGCCTTTTATTCCACTAACAGTTGTTGGATAACCTAATCCAAACCCACCTGCGCCACCTGCACCAACTGTTACTGTAAAAGCAGTATTTAATCCCATGCTTAGAGCGGTTTCTAAAGAACCACCGCCACCTGTTGCTGTAACGCTTGAACGCAAACCACCAGCGCCACCACCACCACCTCTAAAACTTCCACCTCCACCGCCACCGCCAGCAACTACAAGAAAATCAACGGGAAAACTAGAATCAAACGCTCCTCTTGCACCAGTCAAAGTTATAT